ACCTGCAAACCGGATGGCATCATGACGCTCCCCTGGATGGCGGCGAAGATTGTGCTGCGTCCGGTGGCGGAGCTGCGCCCGCATGCCGGCAATGCCCGCGTCCACAGCGCCGAGCAGCTAGAGCAGATCAAGGCCAGCATGCTCGCCTTCGGCTTCACCAATCCGCTGCTGGTGGACGAGGACGGTGTGCTGATTGCCGGCCACGGCCGGCTCGAGGCGGCGTCCGCGCTCGGCATGGCGAAGGTGCCGGTGATCGTGCTGCGGCACCTGCCCGCGGCGCAGAAGGAGGCGCTGCGCCTCGCCGACAACCGCATCGCGGAGAATGCGACCTGGGACCAGGCGCTCCTGCGTGATGCGCTGGCCGCGGTGCAGGCGGTGCCGGACATCGACCTCGGTGCGCTCGGCTTCTCGGGGGATGAGCTCGCGGACATCCTCGCGGCGGCTGGAGATGCCGTGTCCGACGGCGACGCGCCCGAGGCTCTGTCCGCGGATCCCGCCGAGGGGGGCGGTGCGGCAGGCGCGGCGGATGTGGAGAAGTCGGCGGACGACCCCGCCGATGCCGATCCGGAGCCGCCGCGCCAGGCCGTCACTCGTCCAGGCGATCTCTGGCTGCTGGGCGATCATCGCTTGCTCTGCGGCGACAGCACCGACGCCGCCTCAGTGGCGCGCGTAATGGGCGAGGACCGCGCCGCGCTGCTCTTCACCTCCCCGCCCTATGGGAACCAGCGGGACTACACCACCGGCGGCGTCACGGATTGGGATGCGCTGATGAAGGGTGTGTTCCAGCATCTCGACGCGGCCATGCGACCCGATGGCCAGGTGCTGGTGAACCTTGGGCTGATCCATCGCGACAATGAGTGGCAGCCCTATTGGTCCGGCTGGCTCGACTGGATGCGCGCCCACGGTTGGCGCCGCTTCGGGCTCTACACCTGGGACCAGGGGCCCGGCCTGCCGGGCGACTGGAACGGGCGGCTGTCGCCCGCCTTCGAGCTCCTGTTCCACTTCAATCGCGAGGCCCGCCGCCCGAACAAGATCATCCCCTGCCGCTGGGCGGGACACGTCAACTCGGAGAAGGGTGGGTTGCGCGCGAAGGACGGCACCGTCGGTGAATGGCAGCATGCCGGCCAGGGCGTGCAGGAGACCAGGATCCCGGACAACGTGCTCCGCATCACGCGGCACAAGGCCCGCGGCATCGAGACGGAGCATCCCGCGGTGTTCCCCGTCGCGCTGCCTGACTTCCTGATGCGCGCCTATGTCGACGAGGGCGACGTGGTGTTCGAGCCTTTCGCTGGCGCTGGCACCACCATCATCGCTGGCCAGCGCACCGGCCGCCGCGTGCGGGCGATCGAGCTCGCGCCTGCCTATGTCGACCTGGCGGTCGCGCGGTGGCGGATGCTGCATCCCGATCTGCCAGTGACGCTGGCCGATGACGGTCGCGACTACGACGCCGTGGCCGCGGCGCGGCAGGAGGTCACCGCCAGTGCAGCCTGATCTCATCGTTTCCGCTCTGCCGGTCGCGTCCCTCGTGCCCTATGCCGAGAACGCGCGCACGCACTCTGCGTCCCAGGTGGCGCAGATCGCCGCCTCAATCGTCGAGTTCGGCTTCGTGAACCCGGTGCTGGTCGACGCCGAGGGCGTGCTCATCGCTGGCCACGGCCGCGTCATGGCCGCGAAGCAGCTGGGCCTCGCCTCGGTGCCGGTGCTGCGGCTCGGCCATCTCTCTCCTGCGCAGGCGCGTGCCCTGCGCCTGGCCGACAACCAGATTGCCCTGAACTCCGGCTGGGACGAGGCGCTGCTGGCCGCCGAGATCGCGCGGATCCGCGACGAGGCGGTGGTCGACCTGGACGTGCTCGGTTTCTCCGGCGTGGAGCTCGACCGGCTGTTGGCCGCGGCCGATGCTGGTCTCGACGATGATGCCGATGACGCCCCGCCACCGCCCGTGTTGCCCGTCAGCCGGACCGGTGATCTGTGGCGCTGCGGCGAGCACCGGCTGCTCTGTGGCGATGCCACCAAGATCGAGGACGTGCAGCGCGCCCTCGGTGCCGGTCACCTGGCCGACATGGGCTTCGTGGATCCGCCCTACAATGTCGCCTACGAGGGCGGCACGGCGGCGAAGATGACCATCGCCAATGACGCGCTCGGCGGCGGCTTTCCGGAGTTCCTGCGCCCCGCGCTGGCCAACCTGCTCTCGGTCACGAAGGGCGCCTGCTACGTCTGCATGTCCTCCTCCGAATGGCCGACGCTGCATCGCGTCTGGCAGGAGGCGGGCGGCAAGTGGTCCAGCACCATCATCTGGGCGAAGAACACCTTCGCCCTCGGCCGCGCCGACTACCACCAGCAGTTCGAGGCGATGCTCTACGGCTGGAAGGCTGGCGCGCAGCACTACTGGTGCGGCGCTCGCGACCAAGGGAACGTCTGGCACTTCGACAAGCCGGCGCGGAACGACCTGCATCCCACCATGAAGCCGGTGGCGCTGGTGGAGCGGGCCATCCGCAACAGCAGCAAGCCGCGCGACACGGTGCTGGACTGCTTCGGCGGGTCGGGCACGACGATGATCGCGGCGGAGCGAACCGGGCGGCGTGCCGTGCTGCTGGAGATCGATCCCGCCTATGCCGATGTGATTGTGCGGCGCTGGCAGGAGACGACCGGCGAAGCCGCCGTGCTGGAGGGTGATGATCGCATCTTTGCCGATGTCGCCACGGCACGCAGCATCGTCGATCATGGTGTGATCCAAACCGCCGAATCATAGCAATCTCACGACGCTGCATCTTGCTTGGCTCGTGCGCGCCACAGCGCGAATGGTCCGTCACACGCAGGGGATGCCCTGCACCACGACGGAGACGATCATGACCGACCGCGAAGCCCGCGCCGCCCGCAACCAGGAAAACAGCCTGGCCGCCTTCCTCGCGAAGAAGGTGGAATTTGACGCCCTCCTCGCCGAACTCACCCAGGCCAGCGCGGACCATTTTGGCGCGGACCCCGAGACGGTGCTTTGGGGCGAAGCGGCCTGGCTTTCGGATGCCACCGCGAAGCTGAAGGACATCGCGGACCAGCATTTCCGCCGCGGCGAATACGAAGCCTGACGCGGACCACTCCCGCACCGCCCCGACCGGCGATGCCGGCGGGGCTCCCGGCAGTAGGGGCCGAAGGTCGGCACCCGGAACCGGAGACCACCACGATGATCAAGCTTTCCGATAGCCAGCGCGTGATTCTGAGCGTCGCCGCGCAGCACGAGATGGGCCTCGCGCGCGCGCCGAAGACCCTGCCGGCCGCGGCGCGCAACGCGGTGTTCCGCAGCCTGATCAAGAACAACCTGCTCACCGAGATCAACGCCCCGCGGGAGCATGTCGGGCTCGGCTGGCGCCAGGACGACGACGGAACCTGGATCGTGGCGCGCATCACCGACGAGGGGCTGCGCGCCATCGGCATCGACCCGAATGAGGGCGACGCGGGGGCCGGCGAGCCCGACTGCTCCGGCATCGAGGGCACCGTGCCCCACACGGCGCCCACGGTGGCGCCCGCCGCGGAGCCCGCGACACAGGACGCCAAGGTCGCCGAAGCCGCCCAGCCCGCGCCCCTGACGGAGGAGATCGCCATGCTCGACCAGGCCCTGGCGGTGCGCAGCGCCACGCCGCGCACCAGCCTGCGCGACGCTGCCGCGGCGGTGCTCGCCGCCTGGGATGACGAGGCCAACCGCGAGGGCGACATGATCGGCGCCCTCGACGCGCCGATGGAGGCCCTGCGCACCCTGCTCGCCGGCAAGCCCGCCCGCGTCGCGCGGGATCCCGGCGCGCCGCGCAAGCCGCGCGAGGGCACGAAGCAGGAGCAGGTGCTGGCGATGCTGCGCCGGCCCGAGGGCGCCACGGTCGCGCAGATCGCCGAGGCGACGGGCTGGGCGCAGCACACGGTCCGAGGCTTCTTCGCCGGGCTCAAGAAGAAGGGCCACGCGGTCGAGGTGAAGTCGCGCGAGCGGATCGTCGGCCCGAACAAGACCGGCGCGAAGGGCTCCTTCACCATCTACGCCCTGGCTGAGTGAAGCATCTCAGCCACGCCACTGAACATCATCGAGAGCGCCGGGGATCATCCAGATTCCCGGCGCCTTATCGAGTTGGCTGCGCTCCGACACAGCGCGAATCGTCCGTCACGCGCAGGGCATCCCGCCCCGCCAGACGGAGACGACGATGAGCACCACCATCCTCCCGCACCAAACTGCCGAAGGCCCGCAGGACCGCGCTGCCTGGCAGCAGCTTCTCGCCACCGCGCCGCGCAGCACCGACAGCGTGGGCCGCGCCACCATTCAGGTCTGCACCGCCAGCGACGGGCGCGGGATCTTTGCCACGGTGGACTACGCCACCTGGCAGACCGAGAAGGAGGAGGGCTGATGCCCTCCGAGCGCCGCTGGATCATCCTGGCGCAGGATGGCCGGCACGTGACGATGGGCCGCGCCGCGCCGCCCAGCGAAGCCGAGGTTGAGGCCGCCGCCGCGGCGCTTGCAGCACAGGGGCTGGCAGGCTGGCTCGCCACACTCGACGGGAACTACTGGTCGCGCCGCCGCGTGGCCCTCGCGCCGGTGCAGATGCTCGGCGACGGCGCCACGCTGGACTGGTCCGCCGCCATCACTGCCTTTGAAGCCGCTCGCCAGCGCGCCCTTCGTCCCCTCTGAGAAGGCCGGCATCGCCATCACGCGCGGCGGCTTGCGGGCCCCCATCGCGGCTCCGCGATGGGAGGCAGAGTCGCCGCCATGCCGGAAATGACCGCCTCCACGCGCGAGGCCGCCCGTCGCCTCGGCGTCAGCGACACCGCCATCCACAAGGCCGAGCGGGCGGGCCGCATCGCCCGCGAGCCGGATGGCCAGTGGGACATCGACAAGACCCGACGCCGCCTGACCGAGACCGCTGATCCCGCACGCTCACCACTGGCCAATGGCGCGGGCGCCGAGGGCACGCCCTTCGCCCGGCTGAAGGTCGCTCAGCTCGCCCTGAAGGTGGAGGCGCAGCGCCTTTCGCTGGACGAGACCAAGCGCCGCCTGCTTGACGTCACCGAGGCGAACGCCGCGCTCGACGAGATCGGCAGCACGATGCGCGACGCGCTGCTGAACTGGCCCGCCCGCGTCTCCGGCCTGATCGCGGCCGAGATGGGAGTCGATCCGCATCTGCTGCAGACCATCCTGCAGAGCCACATCAACGACCTGCTGACGGAGGCGGCCGATCGCTTCGATCCAGCAGGCCTCGGAGGGGACCGGTCTCCGCAGCCGTGAGCATGTGCGCCGGCGCGTCGGCGCCATGCTTCGCCCGCCGCCGCAGCTCACCGTCTCGGAATGGGCCGAGCGGCACCGCATGCTGGGCAGTCGGGCGTCGGCCGAGCCTGGCCCCTGGCGCACCAGCCGCACGCCGTATCTGAAGGACGTGATGGACGCGCTGTCCGCGGTGCATCCCGCCCGGCGCGTGGTCTTCATGAAGGGCGCCCAGGTCGGCGCCACGGAAAGCGGCAACAACTGGCTCGGCTACATCATGCACCACGTGCCGGCACCCGCGCTGGCGGTGCAGCCGACCGTGGAACTGGCCAAGCGCTTCTCGCGCCAGCGCATCGACCCGCTGCTGGAGGAAACGCCCGCGCTGCGGGAGCGCGTCGCCCCGGCGCGCGCACGCGACAGCGGCAACACCATGCTGTCGAAGGAATTCCCCGGCGGCATCCTGGTGCTGACTGGGGCGAACAGTGCCGTGGGCCTGCGCTCGATGACGGCGCGGTTCCTGTTCCTGGACGAGGTGGATGCCTATCCCGGCGATGTCGCCGGCGAGGGTGATCCGATTGCGCTCGCCGAGGCGCGCGCCCGCACCTTCGGCTGGCGGCGCAAGGCCTTCCTGGTCAGCACGCCGACCATCGCCGGCCGCAGCCGCATCGAACGGGAATACCTCGCCTCCGATCAGCGGCGCTTCTTTGTGCCGTGCACGGCGTGCGGCGAGATGCAGTGGCTGCGCTTCGAGCGGCTGATCTGGGAGAAGGGTGCGCCGGAGACGGCGCGCTATCACTGCTCGGCCTGCGACCATCCGATGCAGGAGCACGACAAGACCGCGATGCTCGGCGGCGGGGAGTGGCGCGCGACGGCCGAGGGCCAGGATCCGCACACCATCGGCTTTCACATCTCGGCGCTCTACTCGCCGGTGGGCTGGCTGTCCTGGGAGCAGATCGCGCGCGATTGGGAGGCCGCCCAAGGCAAGCCCGAGGACATCAAGACTTTTCGGAACACGGTCCTGGGCGAGACCTGGCTGGAGCAGGGCGAGGCGCCGGATTGGGAGCGCCTCGTCGAGCGCCGCGAAGATTTCGCCATGGGTGTGGTGCCCACCGGCGCGCTGGTGCTGACGGCCGGCGTCGACGTCCAGGATGATCGCCTGGAATGCGACGTCTGGGGTTGGGCCGAGGGCTTTTCGTCGTGGCTGGTCGACCACGTGGTCATCCCCGGCAGCCCGCGGGACCGGGAGCCGTGGGACGAACTGGCGAAGCTGCTGGCCCGGGACTGGCCGCGGCAGAGTGGCGGCGCGATGAGCATCGCCAGGCTCTGCGTCGATACCGGCGGCCGGGACACCGCCGCCGTCTATGGCCACCTCCGCCGCCTGCGGGATCCTCGCATCGCCCCGACGAAGGGCGTCGATGGCTGGAACCGGGCGCAGCCCGTCCAGGGCCCGACGCCGGTGGACGCGCTGGTCAACGGCCAGAAGCTCCGCCGCGGCCTCAAGCTCTGGACGGTGTCGGTCTCCACCTGGAAGGCCGATCTGTATCGCCGGCTCTGGCTGGGCCGCGGCGACGCGGAGGAATGGCCACCCGGCTGGGTGCATCTGCCGCGCGCGGTCGAGGTGGAATGGGTCAAGCAGCTGGTCGCTGAGCAGCTGCGCACCACGAAGGATCGCCGCGGCTTTGCCCGGCAGGAATGGGCCAAGCTCCGCGAGCGCAATGAGGCGCTGGACTGCGCCGTGCTGGCCCGAGCCGCGCTGTGGCTGCTCGGCGCCGATCGCTACGGCGAGCAGTTCTGGGCACGGCTGCGGGATGAGGCGGCGGATGCGCCGCTGCGGCCGAGCGAGATTCCCGCCGCCGGGAATGTCGCTCCTCCATCGCCGGCGTCGCAAGCCGTGGCGGTGCCGCCATCCGACACCCAGCGCCCGCGGGGCTGGCTCGCGCCGCGCAGCGGCTGGCTTCGCTGAGAGGAGGACGATCATGGACCCCACCGTCCTCGCCTGGGCGCTCGCCCAACCTGCCGGCACCCGCGCCGCAGTCCTGGCCGCCGCCTTCACCGGCGGCACCACGCGCGTGACCTTCGACGGGCGCACGGTGGAGTACCGCTCTCCGGACGAGCTCGGCCGCGCCCTGTCCGTCCTTCACGCCGCCGAGAACGCCGCCGCACGCCGCCCCAGCGTCACCTTCGCCAGCTTCTCCCGCGAGGGCAGCAAGTGATGGGGCGTCTGCGAGATGCCTGGCACGCCCTTCGTGGCTATGCCGCGGCGCAGGACAGCCGTGCCTCGAGCTGGGCGGCCTCCGGCAGCAGCGCCACGGCCGAGGTTGGTGCCGCCGCACCCACCGTGGCGCGCCGGGCCCGCGACGCCGTGCGCAACGACCCCTACGCCGCCCGCATCGTCGATCTCTGGACTGGCAATGCCGTCGGCGCCGGCATCACCACCCGCTGGCCCGACAAGGCCCACGCCGAGGCCTGGCGCCGCTGGTCCGACAGCACGGCGTGTGACGCCGAGGGCCGGCTCGACCTCTATGGCCTCCAGGCCCTGGTGATGCGCGCCGTGGTCGAGAGCGGCGAGTGCTTCGTGCGCCTGCTGCCGGCCGACATCACGCCGGCCAATCCGATCGGCCTGCGCCTGCAGGTGCTGGAAAGCGATCACCTCGACACGGCGCGGCAGGGCGTCATCGAGGGCGTCCCCACGCTGCAGGGCATCGGCCTCGGCGAGGCCGGCGAGCCGGTCAGCTATTGGCTGCACCGCGTGCATCCCGGTGCCTCCTGGGTGCTGCCGGGCGGCGCCACCTGGTTGAGCAGCCAGCGCGTTCCAGCCCGCGACGTGCTGCACATCTATCGCAAACGCCGGCCCGGCCAGCTGCGCGACGTCTCCTGGCTCGCCCCGGTGCTGACGCGCCTGCGCGACCTGGGCGACTACGAGGCCGCGCTCCTCATGAAGGCCAAGATCGAGGCCTGCCTCGCGGCGGTCGTCTCCGAGGACGGCGACGAGGCCATGACCGGCCCGGCCTCGGGCCTGCTGCGCGACGCCCAGGGCCGCACGGTCGAGAGCTTCGAGCCGGGGATGATTCTCTATCGCCGTGGCATGGGCAGCGTCGAGGTGGTGAATCCGTCCGGCGGCGGCAGCCACGCCGCCTTCGCGCGGCGCGCGCTGGAGGCGTCGGCGGTCGGCTCCGGCCTGACCTACGACCAGGTCGCCGGCGACCTCACCCAGGCGAACTACTCGTCGCTGCGGGCCGGCAAGATCGAGTTTCGTCGCCTCTGCGAGCAGGTGCAGTACGGCATGCTGATTCCGATGCTGGTGCGCCCGATCGCCGACCGCTTCCACGCCCAGGGCGCACTGCTCGGGCTGTGGGGCGCCGAGGTGCCGGACGGCCTGTCGCACGTCCCGCCAGCACACGAGATGATCGACCCGCTGAAGGACACCACGGCGCTGATCGCCCAGGTCCGCGCCGGCTTTGTGCCGCAGCCCGAGGCGGTCGGCGCCTTCGGCTACGACTTCCGCCAGGTGGTCGAGATGATCCGCGAGGCCAATGCCCTGCTGGATGAGGCGGGCCTGTCTCTCGACAGCGATCCGCGCCGCGTCGCGAAGTCCGGCGCCGCCCAGGACGCCGCGCAACTCGCCGCCATCGAAATCGCCGCCACCGGCGCCGCCTCGCCGCGTGCGGATGCGGGCGCTGCCCCCAATCCAGGAGCACAGCCATGATCGCAGGCGCCTACGACTGGACCGACGACATGCTCAAGATCAAGAGCATGCAGAAGAAGTTCCGCGACAGCTTCAACGGTACCGAGATCAACCCGGCGCGGTGGGAGATCGCGGCGACCGGCGGCGGCATCACCCACACCGTGGCCGATGGCGCGGTCACCATCTCCACCGGCACCATGCTCGACGATGAGCTGACGCTCACCAGCCGCACCACCTTCACCATCCCGCTGCGGGTCATGGTGGCGGTGAACATGAGCCAGCGCATCGTCGGCCAGTCGGTCTGGCTCGAGCTGGTCAGCATCGATCCGACCACGGCGCAGCCGGACGGCCGCAGCGCGGCGGCCTGGCGGCTGGACGGGGCCAGCGCGACGCTCGCGAATTACGAAGTCCAGAGCGAGGGCGCGCCGCGCCTCGGCAGCACCTCCGGCAGCACCATCCCGACCACGGCCCCGGCCGGCTGGTCGGTACTGGAGCTCGAGCCGACCAACGACGAATGCTACTTCCACGGGCGGCTGCTCGACACCACGGCAGCGCGCTCGAACTCCTATGTCCGCCACCAGCAGATCCCGGAGCCGAATGCGCTGTATCGCTTTCGCATCCGCGTGCGGAACCGGCAGTTCATCAGCGGTATTTCGGCGGTGGCGAACAATGGCGGTGGGGCGGTGCGCATCACTCGCGCGGCGCATGGCTTTGCCACGAATGACACGGTGACGGTGGCGGACGTGTCGGGCGTGCCCGGGGCGAATGGGACCTTCACCATCACGGTGATCGACGCGAACAGCTTCGATCTGGTGGGCTCGACCTTCACCGGCGCCTACTTCAACACCGGCTGGGCCTCGATCTCGCGCAACCTCGCGCCGGTCTCGAACACGGACATCAAGGTCCAGTTCGTCACCATCGCGGACTATGCTGAGCTCACCACCGAGATCACGGCGGGTCGCGGCCAGTCGGTCGCTGGCCAGGGGCTGGGCGTGAACGTGCTCAGCACCATCCCGCCAAGCGTCACGCCGGTGGGTGGCCAGGCGCGCAACACCAGCGGTGCGCTGCCGGTACTGGCAGCCACCGGCTATTCGGCCAACCCGGCCGCCGTCACCACGGCGCGCGGTGTGGATCTGCTGGCGACGCTGATCGGCGCGCTGGTCACCAAGCCCTACGCAATCCCGGAGGCGGACTGGCAGTACGCCGCCGCCGCAGGCGGGATCATCAACACCACCGATGTGGCGCTCCGGGCTGCGGCGGCTGCCGGCATCCGGAACTACGTGACCTCGATCGACATCCGCAACGCGCACGCGACGGTCGCGACGGAGGTGGTGATCAAGGACGGCGCCACGGTGATCTGGCGGCAGCTGCTGCCGGCGGCGATGGCGGCCCCGGTGGAGATCACCTTTCCCACGCCGCTGCGCGGCACCGCGGCCACGGCCATGAACGTCGCCTGCATCACCACCGGCGCGCAGGTCTACGTCAACGCGCAGGGCTTCGCCGCGCCGTAACGGCGCAGCCCAGGAGTACACCTCATGACCGAGCCAATCGAACCGAGCGCGGAATCCGCCGCGCCGGATCGACTTCCCGACGCTGGGCAATCGATCGTGGCCTGCCGCGCCCTGGCAGCCCCGATTACCGTCAATCGCGCGGCGCGCACCGTCGAAGTGGTGTGGAGCACCGGCGCACGGGCCCGCAATTTCGTGCCGCCCTATGGGCCGATCCTCGAAGAGCTCGACATGGCGCCCTCAGCGGTCCGCATGGACGCGCTGCGCTCCGGCCGCGCACCGGTGCTGGACACCCACCGGCGTGCTGGCACGCGCGACGTGCTGGGCCGCGTCACCGCCGCCCGCCTCGAGGCCGGCCGCGGCTACGCCACGCTCCAGTTCAGCGGCGCTGATGACGTCGAACCGGTCTGGCAGCGCGTCGCCGACGGGACGCTGCAATCTGTAAGCGTCGGCTACCGGGTCCACCGCTACGAGCCGCGACCCGACGCTGCCACCGGCCAGACCATCCACCGCGCGGTGGATTGGGAGCCCTACGAGATCTCGATTGTGCCGGTCCCGGTGGATGGCCTGGCCGTGATCCGTGGCGAGGGAGACCAGGGCACCCCCGCCACTGCCATCGAACCCGCCCTGACCATCCCCGAGGAACCCACCATGCCCGAGACGACGCCGGCTTCGCCGGATCCCGCGCCGGCGCCGCCCGCGCCGCCCATCGCCCCGCCCCAGGAGATCGCCGTGACCACCACCGCCCCGCCCGAGCCCACGCGCGCCGCACCGCCCGCGCCTGACCTCGAGGCCATCCGCGCCGCGGCCGAACGCGCCGCCGTCGAGCGCATTGCCGGCTACGAGCCCGTGCTCGCCGCCGCCCGCGGCCTGGTCACCGCCGACATGCTCAACACCATGCGCGAGGCCGCCATCCGTGACCGCGTCTCGCCCGAGGTGCTGCGTGGCCGCCTGTGGGACGCCTTCACCAGCGGCGCCGCGCGTCCGTCCCTGCCGGCGCGCCCCGACATCGGCCCGTCCAACGAGGACCCGGCGCAGATCCTCGACGCGATGGCCGAGGCGCTCGCCGCGCGCACCATGCCCGGCTACCAGGCGCCCAGCACGGGCCCTGGCGCCGGCCGCCACACCGAGTTCCTGGGCTGGCGGCCCTCCGACATGATCGGCGAGCTGCTGCGCGCCCGCGGCGAGCGCAACGTGCCGCGCAACCCGACCATCCTCGCCGAGCGCGCCTTTCACACCACCAGCGACTTCCCCGCGCTGCTCTCGGCCGCCGCCAACAAGATGCTGCTCGCGGCCTATGCGCCGGCGGCACCCACCTACCGCACGCTGTTCCTCCGCCGCGACTTCCGCGACTTCAAGCCGCACCGCCATCTCCGCGTCGGCGACTTCCCGACGCTGCTGCCGCTGTCGGAGAATGGTGAGGTCCAGGCCGGCACCATGTCCGAGAGCCAGGAGCTCGTGTTCCTGCAGACCTTCGCCCGGCGCATCCGCGTCACGCGGCAGATGCTGGTCAACGATGACCTCGGCGCCTTCACCGACTTCGCCAGCATGATCGGCCGGCGCGTCGCCGACTTCGAGAACGCGACGGCCTACGCCCTGGTGAACACCGCCAGCGGCGACGGCCCCACGCTCACCACTGGCGCCGCGGCGGTGTTCGGCACGGCGGCGGCGCGGGCCAACAAGGCGGGTGCCGGCACCGCGCTCGACCTGCCGAACCTGGCCATCGGCCGTGCCGCGGTCATGCGCCAGAAGACCCTCGACGGCCTGCCCATCGCCGTCGGCGCGCAGATGCGCCTGCTGGTCGGGCCGAACCAGGAGCTCGCCGCGCGGCAGCTCACCGTCTCGGTGCAGGCGACGCAGACCAGCAACGCCAACGTCTATGCCGGCTTCGTGCAGCCGCTGGTCGAGCCGCTGATCCCCGCCAACCGCTGGTACCTGTTCTCGGATCCGATGGCGGCGCCGGTCTACGTCTACGGCTACCTCAACGGCGCCGAGGGGCCGCAGGTCACCACGGGCAATGTCCAGGGCGTGGATGGCGTCGAGGTCAGCGTGATCTTCGACTTCGGCGTCGGCGCCATCGACTGGCGCGGCGCCTGGTTCAATCCGGGGACCTGATCCCGGCTTCCTTCCTTCCATCGTGAACCCATGCAGAGGGCGCCCCACCGGGCGCCTTCTGCGTTTCTGGAGACCCCATCCCCATGCGCAACTATGTCCAGCCGGGCAACAGCCTGGCCATCGCCGTTCCCTATGCGGGCGGCATCCTCTCCGGCCAGGGCGTCCTGGTCGGCGCGCTGTTCGGTGTGGCCGCCGTCGATGGCGCGCAGAACGCCATCATCGAGGCCGCCACCCAGGGCGTGTTCGACATCACGAAGGAGCCGGCGCTCGCCATCACCGCCGGCGCCCGCGTCTTCTGGGACAACACCAACCGGCGCATCACCACCACGGCGACCGGCAATTTCCAGGTGGGCATCGCCAGCCTGGCGGCGCTGGCCGCGGACACCACGGTCCGGGTGTGGCTCAACCGCGTGCCGGCGATCGGCACGTGAGCATCGATCCGAAGGCCACGCGGGGCTATCGCAACCGCAACCCGGGGAACATCGAGCACGTCCCGGTCAACAAATGGCAGGGCCTCGACGAGCCGCCGTCGGATGGGCGCTTCTGCCGCTTCACCAGCCATGAATTCGGCATCCGGGCGCTCGCTGCGCTGCTGGTCACCTACCAGGACCGGCACAAGCTGCGGACGCCGCGCGCGATCATCGAGCGCTGGGCGCCCAAGGTGGAGAATGACACCGCGGCCTATGTGGCGGTGGTGGCACGGCGGATCGGCGTCGGGCCGGATGATACCATCGACCTGCATCGGCACGATCACCTCCGCCCGCTGGTGGAGGCGATCATCCATCATGAATGCGCGGGGCTGAGCTATCCGGCCGCGGTGATCGATCGCGCGCTGACCTTCGCGGGCGTACCTCCGGCCGCGCCCGTGACGCTGCGGGAGGTCGCCGCCGTCACCGGCACCGGGCGTGGCGCGGTGCTGGTGGGTGCCGCGGGCATCGCCACCGCCGTGGCGCAGGCCGCACCCGCCATCCAGGTGCTGGGCACGCTGGCGCCCGCCGTCGCCATCGCGGTCATCGTCGCGGCGGTGGTCGGCGTTCTCGCCTGGCGGCTGCGGCAGCCAGCATGAGTGCCTTCGCTGCGGCCATGGACGCGCTGGCCGCGGATCCGAACATCGGCGCGGATGCGAGCTATCGCGCGGGCGGGACCGGAGCACCGGTCCTGCTCCGCGTGGTGCGCTCGGCGCCGGATCGGCTCGGCGATGCCTTCGGCACCAGCGTCATCCAGGCCAGCGACGTGCTGACCGTCGCCATCGCCGTGCTGCCCGCCGTGGATGCGGACGACACCTTCACGCTCGGCGCCGACACCCTGACCGTCCAGCACGCCGAGCGCGACGCCGCCGGCATCGCCTGGCGCGTCTTCTGCCGCCGATAGGAGCACCGCCATGATCGACCCCGAACGCATCGGCGGCATCGTCGGCGAGGCGCTGCTCGCCGGCGCCCTGGGTG